ATGAAAGACTTACCACTTGTAGCCGTTGGCATTGTGATAGTCGCATTGCCTGTCAGGGTAATAATCTGTACTGTTCCGTTGGTCAAAGCCAAAGTAATAGCAGTAGAACTATTCGCTGTGAACGGAGTCTCTACATAGTTAGTTACTGTTGGGTTTGTCAGAGTCTTGTTGGTAAGCGTCTGAGTATCTGTATCACCTACAGCAGTACCCGATGGAGCTGTCTTAGCAGCCCATGAAGTTAGGTTAGCTGCATAGGCTTGTACGTTAGTACCAATAGCCACACCTAAATTAGTACGAGCTGTAGTTGTATTAGTTAAGTCAGATAGGTTGTTAGCCTTAGACAGGTAATCAGCACCTGAGACATAAGCAGCCACCCAAGCTGAACCAGTGTACAGCTTCATAATCTGAGATACACTGTTGAAGTATAGAGTACCAGCCACTAGAGCATTGCCATCGTTATCCACTGATGGATCTGCTGTTTTAGAACCTAAGTAGCGATCATCAAAGTTATCATAGGCTGTCAATGTAGCATCACGAGCAGCTTCAGCAGCTGTTTGAGCATTTGAGGCACTGGTAGCACTGCCTGATGCAGCTGTAGCACTTGAGGCTGCGTTTACAGCGTGATACTTAGCTGAGTATTCACCACCAGCTACAGTACCTGAAGTCTTAGTAGCCCAGTCGTTAGCCAATGTAGCTGAAGATGCTGACTCTGTAGAGTAGTACTTAGCTGAGTACAAAGTACCATCTACAGTAGAGCCAGTCTTAGTAGCCCACTCCTTAGCTGCACCTGCACTGTTAGTAACACCTGTACCACCAATAGACCAAGCTTTAGAGGAGTAATCAGTTGAAGCTACTTGACCTGTAGTCTTAGAAGCCCATTCACTTGACAGTGTTACATTGGATGCACCTGTGGTAATCAAGCCATCGACATAACCTTTAGTGGATACATCTGTGGAACCTGATGGGCTACCCATGCCTGTGATAGAACCACCTGTAATCGCTACAGCGTTAGCCTCTTGATTACCTAAAGAGCCAACAACCTTAACGATTGTACTACCACTCTTGGTGTATAGTTTCTTATCTGTAGTGTTAATTGCAAGCTCACCAGCAACTAAGTCACCCGCTACAGGGACTGCTGAGGCTGTACTGCTATTCTTTGTAATGATCGTTGCGGTCATCTAAGTTATTCCTTCTTATGCGTAACCAAGTTTAGCGTAAGCAGCTGCTATGTCAGCAGGGCTTACACCGTAAGTTGAACCTGCCTGTTGAAGTGCTGATAGTGAAGAACCCGGTCTAGCTGCCAACTCAGCAGCCAAAGCTTTCTCAACCACTGATTGCTGACCAACTTCATCGGCTGCTCGATACTTCTGTATCTCTTGAATAGCAGTCTGATAGTCAGTAGGGTTAGCTGCTACGTTATAAAGAAGGCCAGCATCCACAGCACCAAAGTTAGGATTGTTAGAAGCAAACAAACCTGTAGGGTTTAACTGGTTATAAGCATTCTGCACTTCTTCAGTAGACAATCCCAGTGCTGCTGCGACTGCTGCAGGATTAGTACCTGTAGCATCCATCTTAGCTACAATGTTAGCATAAGCTGTAGCTGGATTCTTTAACTCTTGACCCACTACATCTTTAATCTCATTAGTCATTGCTGGTAAGTAGTAACCTTGACCTCTCAAGTAATCAATGTCCTTCATACCTAAGTTAAAGGTACTCATCAACTGCTCAGTAGTCATACCAGCATTGAGAGCACCAATAAGAGCTTGTTTAGTGTCAGCTACATTACCAGACCTATAAGCATTCATCAAGGATGTCATTGGGTCAACTAACTTAGCTGGAGTCCTAGTAATACCATCAGATTTAGTTACTTGTTTAGCAATAGCTGTATTGGCTGTATCAGTACCTGACATCATGCCTGAGTCACCACCGTACCATGCAGCTAAGTTAGAGACAACATCACGAGGCATACCCGGTAATGCTTGATTGTATGCGCCTTGAACTCTTGAGAAGTAATCAGCATTGTACTGTGGAGTACCTTGTGTAGGAATTGACACACCAGCTGCTGTTGTAGTTCCACCACCTGCATTGGAAATAGCATTACCAGCACCTAAGAGTCCAGCAACACTGATACCAGCTTTAGCTAAGTTAGCAATCTGTGCAGCTGTAAGACCTGTAGTTGCTGCTGTCGTACCACCTGCAAGTAATCCTGCATCTGCTAATGCTTCACCAGCAAAAGCTTCAGAACCAGCGGCTGCTCCAGTACCAAACAATGAACCACTAAGAGCACCGGGAATAGCAAATGTTAAGGCTGAGCCAGCTAAGAACTTTAAGAAGTCTTTGTTAGCATTAACTTCTTGCTGTGTTCCTGAACGTGTGAAAGCACCTGTAGGATCATACTGATTGTAAGTACCACCTACTTTGTTTTGCTCAGGTGTGTAACCATAAATGTTTTCAAGTCCACCTAGTGAACCACCCTCACCACCTCCTAGTTGAGCAAACTGAGGCTGATAAATAGTACCACCAATATTAACAGAACCGCCTTGACCAGCAGCGATAATCTGCTGTATCTGCTCAGGTGTCAGTGCTTGAGGAGCTGCCATGATTTATTCGCCTTTTCTGTATAACTCAAACGTGTTAATAGTATTCATTGTGGAAGCAGCTTCAGACGTTGCTCGAACTTGATCGCCCTCTTCAAGTACAACATAATTACCATTACCAAAGGTAACAGATTGAGTAGTAGTTAACACATAGTTATCAAATACGTGAACCTCAGTTGCTGCACTTGCGTCATACCACACAATATCAATAAACTTATTATTACCTGAATGGTTTACAACGTAACAAAGATTCCATTTAGCATAGTAACCAGTAGGTACTGTGAAAATAGTAGTCTGCGTTGCTGCAGTAAGAACATTACCCGTCGATACTGGTTTCATCTTGCTTTACTGTTTTCTTAGTTACTTTAGGAGCTTCAACTACTTCAATAACTTCAGTGTATCCATTATGTTTCTTCATCTCAGCAATCTCATGCTCTTGGAAGAACTCCACTGTGTTACCTGATTGATTACATTTAAACTTTGCCATTATGTCTGTTACCTTTCTGATGTACTAAAGAGTAATACATTAAAAAGGCTCCCATGCCTTGTGAGCATGGAAACCTATCTAGCTATTAAGCTGGAACCACGAGGGCAACGCCACCGTAGTTACGCAACTCAGAGCAACCGTACAGAGTATCAGCTGTAAACAATGTACCGAGGTACTCTTGTTTGTACTGAGTCTGTGAACGGACACCAACTTGCTCAACCAGAACCATAGAGTCTTTGTGAGCCATCAAGCACACACGACCCAAGCTAGTACCGGAACCATCAGCAGCAGACTTAGCTGTGCCAGCATTGGACGAAACGTAGACTGGAACACCATAGATGTCACCAATCATGCCGTTACGGATGCTGTTAGCAGAACCAGCTTCACCAACGCTGTTGAAGGTTGTGAACTCAGTCAAACCGAGGATAGTGTTACGTACATTTGGGGGAATCAAGAAGAAGCGGTTGTCCATAGGAACATCGCTGTCATCAAGACGCTGAATTGTACGACGAATACCAGCAGCTGTCAGAGCTGAAGCGTTACCAGCATTGGTATTAGCTGTGTAGTCAAAGGCTGTAGAGCCATCACCACCAATGAAAGCACCAGCGTAGCGGAAGTTACCAGCACCAGCTGTTGAAACATTGAACTGTTGACCCAAGTTCACCAAGTCAGTATCAACTTGCTTACCCAAAGCATAACCAGCATCATCAGTGTAGAACTGACGCAAGCTAGACAATGCCTGAGCTTCAACGATGTCCTCAATCAAACGTGAGTACTCGTAGTGCTTGTTGATAGAGACAGTTACTTCTGATTCAGTAGCTGCAATCAATGTAACTTGTGTAGAAGCTGCCTTAGCAGAAGCAGAGCCACGTGCAGGGACTGGAATGTGAACTACGTCACCTTTCTTGCCCTTGAAGCTCATCTTCTTAACTAGGTTAGCTGCAACCAAGCTCTTTTTGTAAGCCGCAACAATTTCATCACTCCATACTTCTGGAATAAACGTTGCTGCGGTCGTACTCGTTACGTGATCTGTTCCTAATGCCATTTTAAAATTCTCCTGTGAATTTGTGAATTAAATTAAATTATTTAACCCTGCCTTCAGAGTACGCAGCCATAATCTCAGGTTGCAATGCCTCATAACGGTCAGGATCTTGCATACGTAGCCGGATAAGGTCGGCACGACGATATACTTTCTTAGAAGACTCTCCAGTTCCTCCAACATCGACACCAGCTGCTTTCAGATTCTGTTTGCGAACAGCGTTACCTGCATCAGTAGTTTGTTGTGTCTTAGATGTACGGATCTGTTTGAATGTAGAGAGAAGTTCATCAGCTGCACCAAAATCATAATTAGCATCTGCCATTGCGTAGATGTTAAGCCTCATTGGAGAAGCTTTAACCCACTCAATAAACTCACCATCACGAACAACATCTGCAAAGTCAGGATGCTTCTTGTTGAGCATTGCTTGTGTCTGAATTTGCTTTAACTGCTGTGATGCCTGTTTAGCGGCAATTACGTCAGGATGATTCGCTACAGCACGATTAACATGACTCTGCGGATCTTCAAAGAAATCAATCTCTTGTGAGGCGTTATTTACCTCATTTGGTTGAACTTGTTGTTGATTCTTCTGAGCTATGCTCTGTTTAATGAGATCATCAGCTAAACGCCTAACTTCACCAACTTCCTGTGCTTGCCTACCGATT